TAAAGGGAGCAGAGCAAGAAAACAATTTAAGGGGCGCAGGACTTGATATGGTTGTATTAGAGGAATACAGTTATATTAAACCACATGTTTGGGATGAAATAATTTATCCTATGCTAACCACTACAAATGGAGATGCTTTATTTATAGGAACTCCAAATGGTTATGATCATTTATATGATGCTTATATGTTGGGTCAAAGTTCAAATCCAGATTGGGAGTCATGGCATTATACAACTGTTGAGGGTGGTTATGTGTCTCAAGAGGAAATAAACAAAGCTAAAGGCTTAATGGATGAAAGAGCATTTAAAACAGAGTTTATGGGTTCATTTGAAACAACTGGAAATCGAGCTGCTTATAATTTTGATAGATCTATTCATGTTAAAAAAGCATTAGATAGAAATAATAAATTATGTTGGGGCTGTGACTTTAATGTGGACCATATGAGTGCAGTGCTTATTATGGAGCAGTCAGATTCAATTCACTATTTAAAAGAAATAAGACTAACAAATAGTAATACAGATGAGATGGCTAAAGAAATGAAAAAGGTTGCCCCATATACTTTGGTTTATCCAGACAGTGCTGGTTCTGCTCGATCAACAACCAGTAATAAATCAGATCATCAAATCCTTAGAGATCATGGCTTTCATGTTGTAGCAAAAAAGAATAATCCAGCTATTAGAGATAGATTAAACGCATTAAAC